TATTTCATGTACAGCTGATGCTGCGCGTAATAGTTCTCATTCCAAGCCTTCAGCGTCTGTTTCTCGCCGACCTTGTCCTTGATGCGCCGAAACTCCTGTAGCTTCTTCTCCGCTGTTTCCTTGCACTCGCCCACATGCCAAGTCTTCGGGGCTTGTGCTAACCCCAGTATTTCAAAATCCAGATGCCCGAGAAAATGACCATCAAAATCACTGACAGCTAATTGCTTGCCTGTGGTTGGATCTACGGCGACAACCTGCAAGCCATGCACTTGCCGGATACGATCAATCATTACAGGCTCTGCCCTGTGGCCTGACGCAAAGTTCTTTAGCGTCTTGGCATTAAAGGGCTTGGCCTGTACGCCCCTGAAACTGTAAAAGATCTGCCGCGCACAATTACCCGCGCCTGACATGCCAAGGTAACTGCGCCGAGCTTTTTTATTCTCGCGTTGCTCCATGATTTCATCGGCTTTAAGCAAATTAGGATCGCTAAGATCGAGCTTGATCTTGACCATAAGACACTTCCATTTTTGTAGAAGAGCGACTAGCCTATAGGCCAGCCGCTCGACTCATTAAAGATCCCAAGCGTTTTTCGTCTGGGGTTGTGAATCGATTGGTGTTGGAGTCGGCACAGCTGCCTCGGTATGTGTGGTAACTGTCTGCGATGGCTGTGCCGGCTTACCAATCTTTTTAAATGTCCTGATCTGGTTGCTTGCCTTGTAATCGCCTTTGGCTGGTTGCGTGTAGATGTCAACCAGTACCCGCTGCCCGATCAGCTGCTCCGTGTCCGTCAGGTTCATGAGCCCAACTGCCAGACAAAGATTGTTCATCTGTTCCTTGGCAATGCGAACCGCTTCATCGTTCTGGTTCCACAAGTTCAGGTTCTTCCAGACCCGCCCATTGTTGTCCTCAAAGCTGCATTCAATGCAGAGATATTTATTAGCCTCATTGCGTTGGCTTTGTTTTACAGACGCATCTGTAATCATGGCTTTGTATTCACCGTCTGCCAGCAAAGGAAAATCGCGCTCCTCTAGTACGACATCTGGATCTGCCTGAAAGTTTAATTCAACCACCTGTTTGCTCCTTACTTGTTGTGTTTTTGATTTCGTGTTTGAGCGCAGCCCAGCTGAACTCGATTTCATCAGGGATAGGATAGCGCGACTTGGCTATCCATGCCGGACGTTCCTGTGTGTAAAGAACGCGCTCGCCTATCCCGATTGCCTTGATCTTCTTCTTGTCTGTCTCACGCAGTGTTGTCCGGTAGTTGGCAAAGCCAACAAGATCAGAGTTCTCAAGACAGATAGCAGCTGGCTGCTTACCCAGCTTGATCTGATAACGGTCATAATTGTCGTTGGATGGATCGTTGAACTCCTTGATCTGGGTATGTGCCAGCAACACAACAACCATTTTTTTCTCGTTGCGCAGCTCACCCAGTTTTGCAAGCACCTCACGAAACTCATTGCGGATGGCAAGGTAGCCGTCACCAAAACCACCGATCTTTGATATGCTTGTTGCCTTGTGCGTGTCCAGCACATGCTTGACGACCAATGGCTCGAGCCAATCAAGGCTGTCGATAACGACTGTCTGGTAGTTATGTTGTTCGTTGATCAATACATCCAGCTGCTCGCGCAGCTCGCCATAGTTCTCGACAAGCGGGAACCGCTCGGCTCCAACGACATCTGCGCCATCTTCAGTCTGGATAAAGATGGGACTGTCGCAGCCAGCTCCGAAAGTTGTTTTGCCAACACCGGCAACGCCGTGTATCAGCAATCGGGGTGGGGCCAGCTTCTGACCCATAACAATATCTTTTAGGGTAGTCATAATATACTCCTCGGTTGTGAGCCCCTCGGCAACGGGGACAAAAACTAATCTTATGCCGAGGAGCAATCAGTGATCAGTAAATGCCCCCGCGCTCAATTTGTCAGTGGCTGCTTTTAATTTTTCCAGTGAGGTCGATAGCTCGGATTTTGTAATAATATTTTTGAGAGTTTCGTCCGGCTTGATTGCCGCCAGCTCTTTAATTATCACCTGTACGCCAACAACCTCGTCTGACCAGTAGACTTGGTAATGATGGATCAGGTGATCGTCCTCAATTATCTTGCCGCCTTGCAAATCAGGCGACTGCAAAAAATCAAACAAAACTTTTGTCAGGTTATCCAGATCCCGCTTACGCCTGTCAGGCCGACCCACTGCCAGCTCAACTGCAACCGGCTCGGTTATTGTCTGCCGCCGCTCGCCCTTTTGCTGCAACAGCGCGTAGCCAGCCTCAGCCAACCATTCTTTCCATCGTTTGGTCTTGTATACTCGCGGCCCACTATAACGGTACAAAGAATTGATTGAAGGCGGGTATGGCAAGCAGTAGATTTGCATCAGTCGTCACCCATACGTGCAAGTTCGTACATGCGCTGGTGATCGTTTGCAGTCACAAGCCCTTCAGTCTTCTCTGCTATTACATGATTAAATTTAGGACTAGGCCGGTTCTGTCCTGTCGCCCAGTAGTATATAGTTATGCGTGAAACCCCGAGTCGCGCTCCAGCCTCAGTGTAATCCAGATTCTCTTTCTTTAACCAATCTTTAAATAACATAAAAAAACACCGTAACAATTTGTTACGGTATTTTTACAACATCACTTGTTTTTGTAAACTGGTTAGCGTGACCAATTCTGGACACCAAAATTACTTTTGCGTACAAAATGAAACACCGTTAGTGTTTTTTGCAATTAAAATTACTTTTCAACCAATTTGTATATTTAATTAGTAGCCTGAAACCTTCGCGGGTTCCATAAATTGTAGTCGGCACAGAAGCACAGCCCAGATTGGCTACCATAATCAGGCCAGCCTCTCGCCATATATCAGCGCGTTTATATGTACTTGTTCTGGAAAGTTCCAAGTGATGCGCGAGCTGATCTATATTTACATCACTATTATAAGATCTGTTATGAGCACAAAAGAAAGCAGCGCGCACATAAGTGCGGCGGTATTTAAGATCAGGCCAGATTAATCTTTGTTGCTCGCACATTTGTGTGTACCGTTCAGCAACATTAAGAAATGCAGTTTTCTCCTGATATGTAAAAAGATTATCATAAAAAGATTTTTCTTCCGCTAGATTTGTTGGCTCTTTCGGTGGTGAAGTTGATGTACAGCCCTGATTATCCATGTTCCTCTCCCTGTTTTTTATGGCAAGAATTATTCTAATTCTTATTATTAAATTTATATTACAAATATATTTTTTCAGTTTCAATCAATCGTGTGCTGTTTTGTACACAAAACCTGCAAATAAGTTTTTAACTTTTTCGTAACAAATAAATTGCATTTTGTACGAATCATTATTAAAAACGTAATTAGCTTGTAACAATTTCTTACACATATAACAAATGAATAATATCGTAAAATATGCACAGGCAAAAAATATTTCCATTAGCGAGGTTGCTCGCCGAGTTGGTATGCACGGTCACACACTGCGCCGGTACACTCGCGGAGAATGTGAAGTAAAAAAAGATCTGGCAATTAAACTCGCTGAGGTTTTTGGTTGCATGCCCAGTGAAATTCTTGGGCTCGAACCAGCTAACCCCGATCAAACAATCGGCAAGATACCGCTGTATGGCGCAGCTTCAGCTGGTCCTTGGAATGGTGCAGCTGCTATGTCGCGAGCTATCGATCACATTGGTCGCCCAAGTTTTTTGATGAGCCAAGATAATGCATATGGTGTTTTTGTAATCGGTACGTCAATGGAGCCCCGTTTCAGAGCTGGTGAAATATTGTTTGTTGATCCTGATGCGCCTGTTCGGCAGGGCTGTGACGTTGTCGTGCAGTTAAATACTGACGGAGAACTAACTGCCATAGCCAAGCAATTTAAAAGTATGGACGACACTCAGCTGAGGCTGCACCAACTCAATCCTAATGAGGATTTAACTATTTCCAGAGATCAGGTGGTTGCGGTTCATCCAGTGCAAGGCACATGGATGAGGATGTAACATTTTGTTACTTTTTTCTTGATCGCGTAACAATTCTGTACTAGTGCTTTTTCTTATGAAAAATTTATTCATAAGGACAGCAAAATGTTTTACCTAAAATTTTTTGGTTCAATAGTGGGATTCAGCGCGTTTATCGTAGCTGGATATTTTTGTTTTTGGGTGGCTTGCGCTTTGATCGATCAGTGCGCCCAACGCAACGGTTTAATGCTATGAGCAAAGTAATGAAGCCATCCGAGGTTGCTATCGAACTCTGGGGCCACCCAATCACGCAAGCAAAACGCCAACGAATATATCGTTGGATAAAAGAAGGCGTTTTTAAAAATGTTTTAACAGTTGGCAAAAGTAAATGGATACCTCGTTCCGAGGTGCAAGCTCTTGTCAATCAATCTGAAGACAATATTGAAAGGTTCTAACCTGCCAATGACTGAAACGATTGAGACTCCCCGCGTTCGCGTGCTGGTTGAGGCTGCGCAGCTGGTCACACAAGATCGAGCCAAGCAGCATGGATCTGCGCTCGACAACTTTACATTAGTTGCTCAATTTTGGAGCTCACACATAAACGCCCGACACGGCACAACCATCCAGCTAAAACCAAATGATGTTTGCGATTTAATGGAACTGCTAAAACTAGGGCGGCGTAACACAAGCCCAGACAACATTGAAAATTATTCTGATGCCTGTGGTTATGGCAGCCTCAGTTATGAGATGGTCAAAAGTGAAAAGTAAAAAACCAGCCACAGTGATGATCACTTACACTGATGGATCTCGTGAGCATATTAAAGTAAATAAAAAAATGAGGGTGATCGATGCACCCTCATTTAAGACCTCAATATTTTTGTTTCTCGCTTTTATAGTTGTCTTACTAAGCCTCTAGTAATCAACATCGTCAATAAATTCCCTTACAACTTTGTAATCAAGTTCAAGTCCTTGGCTTTCTGCCCGTGCAATAGATTTTTTAAATTCTTCTTGCATGTCAGCTTTCCAATCCGGCAAGCTAGTATTAACCTTTTTAGATCTCATCAGCTTCTCAATGCCAACCTCATCTATGTATTCGTCTACAAACTCTCGCCAGAAATCTGGATCACCGTCCACAACATTTGCGCAAAGATCACTGTCAACAACCTGTTTCTTTTTGATCTCTATTTCAAACTCTCGTTCAACGGTAATTTCCAATTTTACAATCTGAGTTGCCTGTACAATAAATTTCATCTTACAGTCTCCTCACATTTGCTAGGTGGTTAAAGGCTTTACCTTTTTTAGCAGCCATGTCCTCATCACGTTTGCGGCGAGCAATCCAAGTGGCATACTGTTTCTTTGTAAAACTGATATCAGTGTGTCCCATCTCTTCAGTAATCTGTGCCTCACTTGCGTCAAGATCAAATATAAGAATGGACGCAAAGTAGTGGCGCAGCAATCGAAAGCTAATCCGCGGAATGCCAGCTCGGTCACATGTAGGATAGAGGCCGCGCTTTCGCCAGTTGCCATAATCAGCCAAGTTGCCCTCAAGCAAATCTGAATGCTGCTTCTTGTTCGTTTTCCATGTAGTAGGAAACACTAAATTGTTTTTGGCTTCTTCTGGAGACTGTGACAACTTGTGCTCCATCAATTCTTTGCGAAGATCTGCTGGCAAACTTATCGTCCTAATACCTGCGTCAGTTTTTGGTTTGCCAACTACGCGTTCAGCGCGCTTATAAGCCTTGTCAACAAAAAGTCTGCCAGCGTCCTCATTGTCACCAAACGTAATTTGATCCCAAGTTAGCGCAACCTGCTCCGAGCTGCGCAACCCTGTCATCGCGCAAGTCTTGATGATCAGGTAATATTTATCATCAGCATGCGCCAGCAGCTTGGCAATATTTTCGTGAGTTAAATTTGTGATGTCTTCGTATTTTGTCGTGTGCGTAACGTCATAGGAATTTTTGACATCCTCGATTGTAAGTTCTGATGCTGGGTTCTCACGAATGTAGTCCTGAAACTTTGCCTCACGAAAAACACCCTTGAGATGCGTCAAAATATTCTTACAAGTTTTCTTTGAAAAATCTTTTTGCATTTGTTTCAGGATAACATCGCGCAGCAATCCTAAGCGTATATCTGAAAGTTTTACGTCACTAAATTTTTTACCATTCCAATCTAATTCTTTCAGGTAATCGCAGCTGCGAACACGATTGTCGAACTCGCCCTTGCCGATCATTTTGTCACGCCACCGCTCCTCTTGACGATCTATATAACGATCACAACAAAAACCAAACTGTAATGATTTGCTAGGATCTACAAACACGCCGTCATAGGAATCGTGGGTGGCTTTCTCAATGTATGCAAGTGCTTCTTGCTTAGTAGCAAATGTCGGCTCACCTGCACCCAAGTCTCGGGCATCAACAACGAACCTTTTACGGTTTTGTTTTGATCTAAGTTTTGGCATTATTTTTCTCCTCGGTATGTGTGGTAAATTCTTGTAATTCTTCAATTACTAATTCTGTAAGTTGCTCAGTCGTAACTGACGATGGGTTTACATAAAGGCTAGGAATATTAAGATCATCAAAATAAACATATGAGTTACCGCGAACAGCTTTCACCTTTAAATCAGGAAAGGCTTTTTTTATTGAGCGGTTAACTTGTTTGAAATTTGCCATCTATAATTCCTCGGTATGTGTGGTAGTGGAAGGGCCGAAGCCCTTCCGTTTAATTTGTGAATTGTGGTTCCCACCATTCTGCTTCCCAAGTTTTTGGAAGTTGGAAATCAGAGACAATCTCGTCAGGGGAATTTCCATAACTGACAATGTAAGCCCATGCAATCTGCTCACCTTCAGCATCACGAAAAACTAATTCGCAATCATCTACTGAATCGATAGCTGCCCTGATGGCTTTGACATCAGTGCTGCGCTTGACCTGCCATTCTTCCATGTCATAAACGCTAACGACCGCGCCCTGTTCAATTGCGTATTTTACTAGTGATAAATCTGTTCTCATATCTACGACCTCCGTTGTGTGTGTGGTAATTATTATTTACGAAGTGTACGATAAATTTACATACATGTCAATTCTCTGACCCCCTAAGGTTATTTTGCGGGACTAAATTTAGACCTGTTTGCGGGAGATTTGCGGGAAAACAAAAAAAAAGCCTCCCACGAGGGAGGCTAAGTCATTGATATTATTGGTTGCGGGGGTAGGATTTGAACCTACGACCTTCAGGTTATGAGGCTAAATCTGTAAGAAACCTTTACCTTTAAAATCAACCATTTATGAATCAGTTCAATAAGTTAAGTCATATTTTTGTATCATATTGTTTCATGGTGTTTCACCTAGTTTCATTCTATTTGCGGGAGATTTGCGGGAGCTTTTTTAAAAAGAAACCTGAGGGTCAGAGAATTATTTGCGCTTTCTAGCCAAGTTTTTAGCCCTGCCCATAAGAGACAAATTACCTGCACGATTGTCCAGCGCGTTGCGGTTGCGATGGTCAACATCCTTGCCGTCCCCTACTCGAGCTTTGCCAGCTTTTATAAATTTATAGCGC